GGAGGGTTTAGAGTATCAAATGATACTTGTATGCCAGCTCCTTTAACTTCACCTTTAGCAAATCCTACTGGTTTAACAGCAACAGTTGCTTCTTTTCCAATAACAGTTGGTGGTGGAGGTGCTCCTAGACCAGCTCCTGGTGGAGCTAGTCCAGGTTCTAATTCTATTTTTTCAACAATAACAAGTACTGGTGGTGGTGGTGGAACTGGTAATGCTGGTGGTGGAACTGGTGATCCAGGTGGAAGTGGAGGGGGAGCTAGATGTGGTACAGCTGGAAGTGGAAACACTCCTCCAGTAAGTCCTTCTCAAGGTAATCCTGGAGGAAATGGAGTTCACTCGCCTCCAGAATTTGGTACTGGTGGTGGAGGTGGTGCAGCTACCGCTGGTGGTCCAGGTGGTCCAGGTGGTGTTGGAAATGGTGGAGTAGGTTCATTTGTAGTAGAAACTGGTTTTGCTGGTTCAAATGGAACACCAGGACCAGTTAGTGGCGCAAAATATTTTTCTGGTGGTGGAGGTGGTGGATCTGAAACTGGTGCTGGAACTGGTGGAACTGGTGGTGGTGGAGCAGGAGCTAATAATAGTGGAAGTGCAACAGGTGGAACAACTAACACTGGAGGTGGTGCAGGGTCTGGAAATAATGCTGATGGTGATGGTGCAGGAGGCGGTTCAGGTATAGTAATAATAAGGTACAAATTTCAATAGGTAAAAATTATGAGTGAAGTAAAAGTAAATAAAATTAGTCCACGATCCGGAACAACGGTAACCCTAGGTGATAGTGGCGATACGTTCACAATTCCTAGTGGTGCAACAATTAATAACCAAGGTACAGCAACAAACTTTGGTGCAACAGGAGCTGTATCTTGGAATACAACAGTTAAGACATCAGGTTTTACAGCAGTTGCTGGTGAAGGATATTTTGTAAACACAACAGGTGGTGCAGTGTCAGTTAACTTACCAGCAGGAACAGCAGGTGCAGTTGTTGGTTTTAAAGATTATGCAAAAACTTTTGACACTAATGCATTAACATTAGTTCAAAATGGTTCAGATAAAATTGGTGGTTCAACAACTAATTCAAATATAGATACTGAAGGAGTTGCAATAACATTAATATTTATAGATTCAACACAAGGTTGGTTAGTAACAGATTCTGGTTTACAATCAGATGCACCAACACAAGCTTATGTAACAGCAACAGGTGGAACAATAACTACAGTTTGTACCAATTTTAAAGTTCATACATTTACAGGACCAGGAACTTTTGCAGTGTCAAACGCCGGTAATGCTGAAGGATCAAATACAGTAGATTATTTAGTAGCAGCTGGTGGTGGTGGTGGTGGAATGGGAGGAAATGCAGCTGGTTTACCTGGTCCAGATATTGCTGATGGTGGTGGTGGAGGTGGAGCAGGTGGTTTTAGAGAATCAGTTCCTAGTCCAGCCGCTTGGACAGCTAGTCCTCTTGCAAATCCTGGAAATGCACGACCTGTATCCGTAACATCTTATCCTATTACAGTAGGTAGTGGTGGTGCTGGTCAATCAGGAAATTGTAATGTTGCACCTTCTGGAGGTGTTTCTACTTTTTCAGATATTACATCGGCAGGTGGCGGTGGTGGAGCTTCTAAAAATCAACCTGGTGGTAGTGCAAGTGGTCCTTTTTCTGGTGCAACTGGAGGATCAGGAGGTGGAGCTTCTCATAGAAACTCACCTACAGCAAACAGCACAACAGGTGGTGGAGCAGGAAATACACCCCCTGTAAGTCCTGCACAAGGTAAACCTGGTGGAAATGCAAATAACCCTTGGGGTAATGCTAGAGGTGGCGGTGGTGGTGGAGCAACTGCTGATGGATCAAGTGGATGTCAATCAGGTAATGGTGGTGCTGGTGCAACAAGTTCATTTAATGGAACACCAACAGCAAGAGCTGGTGGCGGTGGTGCTGGTAGTGGTCCAACCACAGGTCCAGCTCCTATAACTATGGGTAATGGTGGTGCAGCTGGTAGTGGAGGTGGTGGAAAAGGATCAGGCTCTGGTTTAGCTCCAGATCCTGGAGGGAGATCTGCAGGAACAGTAAATACTGGTGGTGGTGGAGGCGGAGCTAATCCTGGATGTAGTTGTGCTGCTAAAGGAAATGGTGGTTCTGGAATTGTTATTATTAGATACAAATTTCAAAATTAATATGTATTTACTAGTATTTAAAATTAATATATAAGGAGAATAATTATGGCACATTTTGCAAAACTAGGAGCTAACAGTAAAGTTATTCAAGTACTTACTTTGAATAATGGTGATATGTTAAACGCTGATGGCGTTGAAGATGAAACAGTAGGACAACAATATTTAGAGACACATAATAATTGGCCTGCACAAATGTGGATTCAAACATCTTACAATACATCTAATGGCACACACAATAATGGTGGTACAGCATTAAGAGGAAATTACGCAGGTATAGGTTATACTTGGGACGAAGATGATCAAATCTTTTGGCCTAAAAAACCTTATGCATCTTGGGTAAAAAATATGACAACTGCAAGTTGGGATTCACCAATCGGTGATGCTCCATCATTAACAGAAGAACAAGAAACACAAAATAGTAATACAACATTTGATGCAGAGGGAAATCCAATTCCACCTGTTCATCAATGGTCATATGTGTGGAACGAAGCAAATACAACTTGGGACTTGACAGATCTAAACGCATAAATTAAAAATGGTGGTGGTATGCAGAGACAAGTATTAACAGAACAATCATTATATTTTGGTGATGTCGATATGCCCAAAGATTGGGATATTGACCGAGATAAATTATCAGGTGACATTTTACAATCAGTAATTCAAAACAAAGATTTTCCATTCTCAAGAACTTGGGATATGTTAAATACATATATGCGAGATCACGTTGGTCTTGAGTATGGTGTGAATTTAATTAACAAAGAAACGTGGGGAAATATTTATAAACCTGCGGAAACAACAATTCCATTATTAAATATTGATCCAGTAGATTTACGTAACTCTCCAGACTTTACATTATTATATGGTGTAAAAGTTAAAGACTGTATGGTTCGAATACACTTTGAAGATAACAGACGTAAAGGTAGATCTTGGGATATACCGTTGACTAACAATCAATTTATAATGTTTCCATCAACTAATATGTATTATCTAACTAACAATCAAAAAGATTCATTAAACTTTGTACAAACAATAACTTATGAATATATCTAATCACTACTGGCATTTTCCTGCAGCACTCACACCAAAGTTTTGTGATGATGTAATAGCTTATGCAAATCAAAAAGAAGAAGTTATGGCTAGAACAGGTGGCTATGGAGATAGAAAATTAAAAAAAGAAGAAATAAAAAATTTAAAAAGAAAGAGAAATTCTGATTTAGTTTGGCTTAATGATACTTGGATATACAAAGAATTACATCCATACGTTCACGAAGCAAATGCAAGAGCTGGTTGGAATTTTGAATGGGATAGATCAGAATCGTGTCAATTTACAAAATATAAGCACAACCAATACTATGATTGGCATTGTGATGGTTGGGATAAGCCTTATGAAAGAGAAAATAAAAATGATCCTGACAATGGTAAGATTCGAAAACTATCTATGACTTGTCAGTTAACAGATGGTTCAGAATACACAGGTGGTGAATTAGAATTTGATTTTAGAAACTACGATCCACATATGAGAGATGAAAGTCAACACTTAAGAAGAGCAAAAGAGATTTTACCTAAAGGATCTATTATTGTGTTTCCTTCTTTTGTATGGCACAGAGTTAAACCCGTAACCGCTGGCACAAGATATAGTCTTGTTGTTTGGCATTTAGGAAAACCATTTAAATAATATGTATATAAATAATTACTTTAACACAACAATTTGGTCAGAACAAAAACTAGAGTTTGTAAAATCTTTAACGAAAGCATCTAACAAATATATTAAAGCTGCTAAAAATTTTCCAGAAGCTAAAGCACATATAAAAAAGTTTGGCGACTTTGGAAGATCATATCACTCAACACCTCTTACAGCTGACAATGATTTTTTAGATTTTAGAAATTACATTGGTCAAAAGTCTTGGGAATATTTAGATCACCAAGGTTTTGATATGCAGCAATACACAACACTATTTAGTGAGATGTGGGTACAAGAGTTTGCTAAAAAAGGTGGTGGTCATCATTCAGCACACGTACATTGGAACCAACACGTATCAGGTTTTTACTTTTTAAAGTGTAGTGATAAAACATCGATGCCAGTATTTCACGAGCCACGTACTGGAGCAAGATCTACAAAATTAAAAATGAAAGATCAAAAAGGTGTATGGGGTGGTAGTGAGCTTATACATTTTAAACCTACACCAGGTACATTAATTATATTTCCAGGATTTTTAGAACACGAGTTTAGTGTAGACTTTGGTATTGAGCCTTTTAGATTTATACATTGGAATATACAAGCAGTGCCAAAAGAGATGGCTAAAGATGTTTAAGAAAAAAAAATATACAGTTATCCGTCAAGCTATATCAAAAGACTTGGCTAGTTTTGTTGCAAATTATTTTATGATGCAAAAACAAGTTTATGATACTTGTAGAAACGCTAGATACATTTCACCCTTTGAAAACATTATAGGTCACTACGAAGGTAAGGATGAACAGATTCCAGAAACATATAGTCAGTATTCTAATATAGCTATGGAAACTTTAATGCTTAAATGCCAGCCAGAAATGGAAAAAGTAACAGGTCTTAAATTATATCCAGCTTATACTTATGCAAGAATATATAAAAAAGGCGATGAACTTAAAAGACATAAGGATAGATTTAGTTGTGAGATATCAACTACTATGAATCTTGCTGGTGATGACTGGCCAATTTATTTAGAGCCATCTGGAGAAGTAGGTAAAAAAGGAATTAAAGTAGATCTTAAACAAGGAGATATGCTGGTCTATTCTGGCTGTGAGCTAGAGCATTGGCGAAATAAATTTAAAGGTAAGGAATGCGTTCAAGTATTTCTTCATTATAACAACCGTAAAACACCGGGAGCGAAAGATAATATGTTTGACAAGCGTCCTCATTTAGGTCTTCCTTCTTGGTTTAAACGATGATATAATCTTTAGATGGAGGCAGGGCACCACCACATACCCCCTGCTTCCTTTTAAGGATTATTTATGAGTTTAGGATTTGACGCAATCGCAGCATTACCATTTGCTACATCGGGACCAGACAATGCCGTAGAGGTAAGAGTATCTGGTAACGCATTAACTATTACTATTGGTAGTATAGGTATCATAGCAGATGCTGTTACTGAAAATTTAACACCTAATAGATTAACATTAGGTACAGGTGCTTTAACTATTGTAGGAAATGCTAATATCGGTCCTCTTGTAGGGTCTCAAGTATCTCTAGGATTAGGTACTTTTGTAGTTACTGCAGATGCTAATGTAACGGCTGTTAAGAACTCGTTGACCTTGGCTACTGGAAATGTTACAATAACAGGTGGCGCAAATGTATTACCTACGGGAAATACTTTATCATTAGATACAGTAGAACCTGGAGTTATTACGTGGAATAATATAATACCAGGAGCAACAATGGTTTGGACACCAATTAAACCTTACTAATATGGCATCATCATACTCAACAGATTTATCAATAGAACTTGTAGCAACCGGTGAAAAAGCGGGTCTATGG